GGACCCTTTCGGGTCCCCGCGGTTTAAGCAACCGTCATTTTGTCCCTCATCACCACCAACGGTGAAATAATGGCCGAGATTGAGACAGCAGGTTGGGCTGGGGTATACGCCGGGATCCCCTCAACGGGGGAGAACGAAGTGTACCGCGGCTCTCTGCTGGTATCAGTGTCTAACAACAAGGGGGGTGAGAACCCTTTTCTTGTTGTGAAGAAGCGTCTGAGCGGCTCAGTGATGAGATCTCATTCGCCACCAAACCCCTACTGGTACGTTAGCAAACCCGGTCCGTCCAATTTTGGACTGACCGCTATGCCAGCGATATCAGATGTGGCTTGGAACACTGCCAATCTCTGGGCAAGGACTAACCCTGCTCGACCTGTTGTTAGGCTCCCAGTCTTTTGGCTGGAGCTGCGCGATATACCGGATATGATCCGGCAGGCCGGCAGGTTCCTCAAGGCTGGACGTAACTGGAAACAGTACGTCCGCCCGGGGAGGACAGGACGCGATCTTGCGACCGCTAACCTGGCCTTCCAGTTTGGCTGGTTGCCCCTCGTGGGTGACTTGTACAAGCTGGCAAACTTCACTGCGGAAGTCGACAAGCGTCGAAAGTCGATAGTGGGTTCCACGAGAGGAGGTGTCCTAAGACGTCGCATCCCGGTCGGTTCCACAACATGGAAAATCCCCTTTGCCGGCGGAGGGTACGCAGGATTCGGCGAATTTGCCGCATTTCCTGTCGAACTCGAAGACGGTTCAGGAACATCTACGGCTCATGCCGTGATGAAATGGACCATGGGGACCGATGCGGGTGGGCTTCCCTTATCAGATCCTGAACTACGGAAGACCCTGTTGGGTCTACGCGTGGGTCAGCAGCTGACTAATGCTTGGGAGGCCTTACCGTGGTCGTGGCTCATTGACTACTTCGCCAACATTGGTGATGTTCTCGATGCAGGCAATACCACTCTGGCAACACCCCATGTTGGGTGTATTGTCCAGAAGACGGTAATGACAGTCTCACATAAGGAGTACATTGGCAATTCGCTCGATCTAAGTGCAGGTCAAGTGACCTTCACTGTGAAGAAGCGGACGCCGGTGGAAAACGTTGGTGGTATTTCGGTACAGCTTCCAATCCTGGAAGCTGGTCAACTGTCTATCCTCGCCTCCCTCGCCTACCTAAAAGGTGGGCTGGGCCGTGGGTAGCACCCACAGCCCTAAGAGGCAAGGAGATTCACATGTTCGCTAATACCCTTTCCGTCACCATTGGTGGCGATTCAGCCCGAGTCCTTACTCGCATCAACCAGGACAGCTTCGGCTCGACTTATCGTCTTGCCTCTGCTACTGAGTTGACCGAGTTGGTTATTCGGAATCAGACTGCCCGCGAGGGCGGCCTGCTCTATGACCGACACAACGTCGAGCTTCGATCGACCGTCTATGCGACGGAATCGACGCCCGAGCTGCATTACGTCGGCTCTGCAACCTTCAAGACACGCCGGGTTGGTGGTGATCCCACCCGCCTTGCCTCTGTTCAGAAGGCCCTTCAGACACTGGCAGCTGCCAGCCTGATCGATGGCATGGTTCAGGGCGAGTCTTAATCGACTCGTCCAGCTCCGATATCCATTAATTTGGATAGCCATTGCAGCTTACATAGCTGTATTTGGGTTTAACGGACACTGGATGTAGCACCCTTCAACAAGAGGCCTATATGAAAAGCCAGTCACTGAAAAGTGTTGTGATCAGGTTGTATGAAGCGATCCTCAAGGATCTCTCCTACATCGATCCATCCATCCTCACGGGTGGTCGCGTCTCGCTTCTACGCTTGACGCGACTACTCATAAGTCGTGGTGAGACAGTCTTAACGATTGCTCTCCCCGACATCTGCAAGTACCTCGAAAGAGGCCTGGCAGATGGTAGACTTCCGGAAAGCCGGCCGCCTTGCGCGGGACGGTATTCCGTTGAAGACGAACGCCCTCGACTCTTCCATGAGTTCTGGGTATTTATCTTCGACAGTGAGGGTGTCCTCTTGGATGTCCCAAGTAGCGATGCTATCGCAGGATTGCGGCAGCTACTCCTCGTATTTAAGAAAGTACGATCAGAGTGCGCTTCGGACAAGGTGGACTCCGCTCTCGCGGAGTTCATTGAGGTTGACGAGAGTCTTCCTCATTCATGGCCGGATACCTGGGACGAGGATAAACCCATTTGGGTTCCTCGCCACGGGCATCCACTGTGGGGCGTCGATAACGGAGACCCCGAGCAATTGAATCTGCTCGAAGGTCCCATAAACCCGAACCGCGAGAGCGATTGGGTCCGTATGCGACGCATCGCAGGGATAGTCTTGTCGTCTTTTGGCGATGAGCTGTCTGTGCTTGAACTAAAGCCAAGACATGGACCCGGTGCTGTTGCAGAACGTGTGCGTGAAAAGTACACGTTTCAGCACTGGCCTAGGAAGCTAGAGGGAATATTCCCACAGGACTGGTTCGCCAGCGCAAATGCGATGGACGAGCTGGACCTGGGGGTCTCTGAACCTCCTAGTCGGGTTATTTGTGTACCTAAGACGATGAAGGGGCCGCGGATTATCGCCGCGGAACCTATCTCGCACCAGTGGTGCCAGGGCGCAGTAATGCGTTACCTGGAAGACGCCATTGGTCGGTCACTCATAGCCCCATCTATCGATTTGCGGGACCAAGAGAAGTCCCAGCGCATGGCGCTGGAGGCTTCGATAACTGGTGAGGCGGCCACTATTGACCTCTCATCGGCTTCGGACCGTTTATCGACACGTCTGGTTGAGTTTATTTTCCAGTCGCGTAGGGACATCTTAGATGTTCTCCACGCTTCGAGGACTAGACTCTTCCAGATGCCGGACGGTAGTATCCATCGCGCGAACAAGTTCGCGTGCATGGGTTCTGCCTGCACGTTCCCGATTCAGACGATCGTCTTTACGATCGTCGGGTTAACCGCGATGGGTGTAAATCCAACGCGGCGTGACATCCGGGATGCTTCTAGGCTCATACGCGTGTTTGGGGATGATATCATCCTTCCCACTAGCGCGTACGGGAGTATGGTCGACCTCCTTACGGAGGTAGGTCTCAAGGTCAATACCGCCAAATCCTTCGGAACCGGAAGGTTCCGTGAGGCGTGCGGAGTCGACGCTTTCTCCGGGGTCAATGTAACCCCAGCGTACGTCCTTGAGACATACAACCCTAGAAAGCCAGAGTCCCTAGCAAGCATCGTGGCATCCAGCAACAACTTCCATAAGAAGGGGTACTGGAATGCTGCCGATGTCCTGCTTAAAACAGTTGACCCGGTTGTTCGCAAGAACCTCCGGATCGCAGCACGGGACGTCTGCCTACCATGCGTATTTTCATACAGCCCTTCAGAAAGGCACCTGAAAGTAAGGTTTAACCCTGACACTCAGGTCATGGAGGTACGGAGCTTGGTCCTCGATGTTAAAGTCGAGCGCCAGGCAGGTGGTGGGGAAGCGATGCTCCGAGAGTTTCTCTTCGAGCGAGGCGAGAAAGCCCTGCTCGATGTAGTTCTCGCGGGCGAGAGGCCTAGATCAGGCCTCGGACCAGCATCGCGGCCGAAGCGCAGCTTAGCGCTTCGGTGGGTACTCCTAGAAGATCGATATTCTGACGATCTCTAGGGGGGTTGGGATCCTCCTTAACCAGAGGAAACCTTCGGGAGCGA